GGTATCAGCCTACAATGAATTATTTGTTCAATGGCTAGAGTCGAAAAATAATATCAAATATGTAAGGAAGGCATTACTTGAGCAAGATAAGCAGGGGATTGATTACTTTATTGGTATTGTAGGAAATGAAAAGGAAATACGCATCCAATTAAAAGTGGAGTTTCGCACAGATGAAACAGGCAATATTCCAATAGAGACAATTTCTCAAGCATACTCTCATAAAAATAGCAAAATAGGGGCTGAATTTGAGTATGAGGAAGTTGATTATATTTTTTATTTTATGGCTTATAGTGGCAACGTTATAATGCTTAAGATTGACGAATTATTAGGTTTTGTTATCGAAGATAAGAATTTCAAGACATTCAAAAATAGAAGCACAAAAAATGAAAATGATGGCGTTGTTTATTATACGATGTATTTTTTAGTTCCATTGGATAAAATAAAACATTTAGTCCGATGGCGGGGCAATATAGATATTACGCAATTACAAAAAGCAAGTTGATTATGGCAAAGGGTAGCATATAGCGAGATGATAGATAATGGCAGAGAAAAAATTAACAGCACAGCAAGTGCGATTTGTGGAGTTTTATTGCTCTGGAATGACCGCCAAAGATGCGTATATCAAGGCGGGGTATAAGGTCAAGAATGATGGCGTTGCCTATGTAATGGCATCAAGATTGTTAAGAAATGATAAGATACAGGCTTATAAAAAAACTTTAGAGGATGAACAAAAAGCGGAACGTCAAAGACAATTAAACTCATTTGTTGAATCCGCTTTGATTGTTAAAAAAGAAATATCAGATATAGATATATTTGATGACGAAAAACCTCTTTCAAATGTTCAGTTGCGGGCATTAGAGTTAAAGTTCAAAAACTCACAAGACACACTTGATAGAGGTGGATATAAAGCAAAAGATGAGGTTAATCATGGAGGCACAATTAAGATAGAAATGGAATATTTTGATACTCCTGATGATCCAGAAGATAATGATGATGAGGAATGAGACAGGCATTAAATAGGCATTTCTTTGATTTCTTTCATACTACGCAAGCTCGAATGAATTTTGTTATGGGTGGGGGTGGTTCTGGCAAGTCGCACAGCCTCCAGCAGTTTTTTGCTTTAGAAAAGTTTTTGAATGGCGATGGGCTTCAAATATTAGTTACCCGCAAAACGATGAAATGGTTGCGATTAACAGCATATCGCAACATGGAATTGCTCTTAAATAACACAATAGGAGAAGGCAATTATTACCATAAAAAAACTGAATCCTATATGATTTTTGGTAATAATTTAATGCAGTTTTCGGGATTAGACGATCCTGAAAAGATAAAGTCAACTGAATGGCATTATATATTTGCAGAAGAATTGACTGACTACACATTTGACGATTTCCAAATGCTCAATATGAGGCTTCATAGATCATCAATCACCAAGCCTCAACTGTTCGGGGCGTTTAATCCGATAGATGCGTTTCACTGGATAAAAACGGAATGTTATGATAAACCCGAAGGGGATTATGGTTTTCATCACAGCACCTATAAAAATAATAAATATTGTAATGAGGAGACAAAGAAAAATTATCGGGCATTAAAAAAACAAGACTATACCAAATGGCTCATATATGCAAAGGGCATTTGGGGCGTTCTTGAGAATCTTATCTACTCCAATTATGATATTAAAACTGAGTTCCCCAAAAGCTTTGATGAAGTATTTTATGGTTATGATTTTGGGTTTACTAATCCATCTGCTATTGTCGAGGTCGGCATCCTTGATGGTGAGTTATATTTGCAAGAGCAGTTATACGAATCAGGGTTGACAAGTTCTGCATTTGTAGGAAGATTGGCAGAATTAGAAATCCCTAAATCATCAAGCCAATATGCTGATAGTAACCGTGCTGATTATATAGATGAAATATACAACGCAGGATATAACGTCAAGGGTGCAGAAAAGGGCGCAGGCTCGGTCATAAACGGTATTGATACAGTTAAGCGGCACAAATTGCATATACATCAAGGATCATTAAAACTCTTAGACGAGATACGAGGTTATAATTTCAAGAAGGATCGCATGGGACATAGTATAGATGAACCTGTTAAGTTCAACGATCACCTTATGGACGCTATGAGATATGCGATAGTTGAACATTTGAGCAAATATGTTCCAGTTCTCTCAACCTCGCAAAGCATGTCGTATGACGATTTAGGGATAGAATAAAATGCCAATAGGGACACAGATAAAAGACGCTATATCGGTATTGATGGGCAAGGCAAAACTAGCTGATACCACGGTCGGCTTGCAAAGACCTGTTACTAAGGAGATGAAGTCTTATGATGACATCTCGGTTAAGAATGATAGGCAAAGCAAGATTAAAGACTGTCGTGAGATGGACGCAACCGAGCCGCTCATTGAGTTTTGCCACCGGTTAATCGCAGATGAGGCGAGTGTAAATGGGTTTAATGTCAACGTAGCATCAGCATTAAACACACGAATACAAGACGATTCGATAAAGTTTCTTGATGCCATACAAGATACATGCCGGGTTCAGGGCAATCTCTGGGGTTGGATATATGACATGATCATGGATGGCGACTTGATGGCTGAGTTTGACATTGATGAAAATGCCAAAGAAATCAATCGAATCAAGAAACTTGAACCTTTGATAACGTATAGCAACATAGACCAATATGGCAAGCTTGAGGATGGCAAACCGGCATATAGACAGACTGATCCATATATTTACGAGAAGATAATAGCTGAGTTTTGGGAATATCAGATAGGTCATACTGGCTGGAAAAAGCGTGATGGTCGTATCTATGGGACACCGTTATTTGCCACAGCAAGGAAGGCATGGAGGCGTTTGGATCAGGCTGAGATAGCCGTTGTCGGGATGAGGCGACTTGACGCAGGTGATACTGTTCATTGGAGTGGGTTCAACAATGAAAAAGAAATGATAGAGTTTCAAGAGAAAAACAAAGATTCTTTAGAAAACCCAATGAAACCGGTCAATTATTATTATACAAGTGGTAATGTTGTGATGAATAAGTTGCAAGGCAGTCGCAATCTTGGTGAATTAAACGATTTAGAATATCTTGAAGATAAAGTCGTGATGGCATCGGGAATCCCGATGGGTTTGTTGCCGGGACATGAGAAAGACATCAATAGGGATGTGTTCGAGGATCAGCTAAAGAAATTCTATACAACCATACAAAAGATAGATGAACATATAGAAGAGTGGTTAAGAGAAGCTTTTGATATAGCATTATTGCTCAAAGGTATTATTCCTGAAAGCCTGCAATATACATTCAACTGGGGTGCTAAGGATAGAGACGACATCGATATTAAAATTGCCAGAGGCTTAAAGTTACAAGAGCTTGGTATCCCAATAGAAATTATAATCATGGTGATTGATCTTGATGGCATGGATTACGAGATCATTGTTGACGCTGCCAAGAGACAGGTAGCGGAAGGCATATTCCCTCTTGGGTTGAATACTAGGCTTGATCCCAATTTAATAGCATTTTTATCAGGAATAGCAAAAACACAGGGGAAGCAAGAAAGCCTTGCCAGCGATATTAAAAAGCTCAGGGAATTGGCGGAATCCGAGATGTCGCCGAATGGTGATATGGCGGAGTTTAGGAGGCTTGGATAAATGCAGTACTCAGATGAACTTATAAAGCAGGAATTGACACGATATAACACAAGCAATCAACCGGGCAAGGTTAGTGATGATGAGGTGGTCCGATGGAAAGAAACGTTTGTCAATCTGGATGGTCGGGATGTTAGGGTACATTTCGCATATATACATGGTCGGTCATGGTATTGGCGTAAGCTAATGCAGTCGGCTGATAACCCTGCAAACACTACTGTTGATGAAGCGGTGGAACAATTTGAGGCTTTTAAGAGATTTCATCCAGAGATTGAGATCGGTATCCAGATAGCCATGCGTCAAATGGGCAAGCCGATAGTGGATTCAAAGATTGAAAGACTGGAAGATTCTAAGATTGAAGATATAAAACCCAAACCCAAAAGGAGGCGCAAAAAGAAGCCGTGATTCTATATATCATAGTGATTTCAATACTTAGCGTAATATTGGTGATTTGTGTAATAGATAAAATTGTAAAGGCGGTGCGAAAATGAGAAAAATATGGGCTTTCCTACAAGGGAAAAAGACTTCAATAGCAACCATCAGTGGTGCTGTTTTGATTTATCTTTTGAATAACGGGAAAATAGATGCAGAAAAAGCGCAACTTATATCGGTTTTATTAGCTGGTTTAGGTCTGACAGCTAATATTGGTAATGCAGTCATTATGAAAGCATCAAAAACAAAGGTTCTTGATGAATGATGTTCAAATTTATAGCAGGCTTCATAGCAAAGGCAATCGTCAAGTTGGTGATGTTTTTGCTATCGCCATTTAGGTTGATAAAACGATAGGGAGGTATCTTATGAGGGTAAAAGCGGCTTGGAATGGTGGGCTTGATAAGGATTTAACGCAATTAACGATCCATGCACAACTTGATTGCACGCCGATGAAAGAGCAAGTTGAGGATTTAATGGGATATATAAGTATGTATGATTCTAATGCTGTGCAAGACATCAAGCCAGAAGATATAGGGCATAAGATGGCAGAAGATTTTGTGGATAGACTGACGGAAATTATCGAAGCTGAACATGAGACAACATGTAATGCTTCTGATAGCGAATTAATCTCATGGCTAAAAATTAGAGAACAAGAGGTGGAAAAACAACGCAAGTTATATGAAAGCAATAAAGAGTCATGGCAACACGGATATTATTCAGGAATATTTGAAGGATATATGGAATGGCTTAACTATACAAAAACTGGAGGGTTTCCGTTTTGGCTTCCTAGAACCAAACCTGATCCCCGAATAGCAGAAGCCAAGTTAAAAGAAGCCATTAACCTAAATGATACTGTGGTTGTAACTTTGACGGAAAATGGAGAACGGGTGCTTTTTGATTGTGATTATGGAATGACGTTTATAAATAATGTTTATGATCGCACATCCAGAGAGCTTAAAACCCAAGCTCATATAATATTGAGCATATTCGGCAAGGCATGTAGTGATTGGCGATTAAGCAATGTGTTCGCCAGTATGATTTGGAAAAAACCATAAATGACATCACCTGCGACATTATTAAGCTTATGTGAACAACTTGTCCCGACTGAAAAGAAGATCGAGACATATATCAATCCGCTTGTCAAGTATATGACTGATGAATGGAGGGTTATCAAAAATAGGCTTGCAAGCAATATGGTTTCGATTGCCAGTGGCGAACTCATGGAGGCTAAAAGTGATGTCTGGTTTCCGCAGGGCAAGCAGAATCTTGTTTATCAGCAGTATGATAGCTTGATGAAGTCATATAAGTCAGAGATAAACGATAGAGTTAAAGACATCACCAAGCAAGCTAAATTTGACTCAAATATGCAGGGTATAACCGACTGGGCAGATACAACGCCAATCCAGATTGTTCTTTCAAAAAATGGCGTTGAGTCTGTTATCAAAGAGCTTAAATGGCAAAGGGATTTCATTGACGATTACAGCAAGGATGCAAAGACGAGGGTCAGGGCATTATTAAAGTCAAGATATGGCTCACTTGGTGAGTTTCGCAGTAATGTCAACAGGACATTCAGGATAGACAGAGACAGCATTATAGACAAATTCAAAAGCGAGGTTTGGGGACATGCAGATAAGGTAATAGATGGCAGGATGACCGCAGAGGACTTTGTATCTGTTATGCGGACATCTATCGAGGATCATTACAAGAGGGCATATAGGGCAGGCAAGGGCGTTCAGGTGCTTGACGAGTTAGAGGAAGAGCTAATACTCAGGCAAGCACAGGGACAGATGCAGTATCTCAACAATTTTAGCCAGTATATCAGCCAAAAACAGGCATTGGGTAAAGAACTGACAAGCCAAGTGAGAGCAAGGGCGGGCTTATATGCTGAACGTGGATCGGCGATATTCGAGGCGGGTGCTGTCGCGGG